CACCTCCTCGATTTGCCAGAAAGTTCATAGCAATTAGACACGCCACAAGAAACGCAAACGGGATCGTCGGCATACATTTAAACAGTACTTTTGTTTCGTTCCATTCTTTCTTAAGATATTCAACCATTTTAAACTATCTCCTATTTTTATTTTTAATTTTACAGGATAGGCTGGTGGGATTTTCGAACAGCCTGTACTATATCTTTTATTCAGATTTTACTAGTTTTACTAAATAGTAGATATGAGTAATCAAACAGATAACATTCAGAAATATGGTGCTAAAAGATCCAATCCAAAATCCATACAGGATCATCAGGACACTTCCTATTAGGTTAAGCAACCGCATACGAATATTTCCGCTTCTACTATCAGACTTAACTGTCATAGAGAGCAGGACAAAACCTGACGCAAAAATTCCTAGTGCTTCTCTAAGGGTCACATTTTGAACTATATTCATTAACATCCTCCTAAAATGTATAATTGCTACGTCATTAAATCACTCCCTACATATTACACAACATATTATAGTGTATTCTTTAACGTCTTTCAACTTAATAGGTGAGTTAACTGTTCTGAAGTTAGCTCACTATGTTCCTTTAAAAGTTTACTAAAAGACTCTTCTTTTGACATTCCTGACTCTATTAGTTTTTGCATCTCTTGTTTTAAAATATCTCCAAAGTCGTCTTCATACCAGCAATTTACAATATACCCATCGCACTTGAACGGTACTTGTACCTTATCTGCAACAGAAGTTTTCATAACATAGGTCAAACGATTCATAACAGCTTCGGAGTTTTGCTTCGGGCATTCTACAATAACTTCATCATGAATCTGGAGTACTAGTTTAGCTCCTAGACGATTTAACTCCTCATCGTCAAATACTTTACGCATACACACTTTAGTCATCGAAGCTGCTCCACCTTGGATACGAGCATTCACGCACTGTCGTTCTGCCTGGCTTATAAATGCCCCATTATCAACAATGTAGATGCCGTCCCTTTCCGCTTCTTGTTGAATCTTTTGATAGTCATTACGAGATTTAACTTTTGAAAGTTTTTTCTTGTAAGACTCAACAAGTGCTGCAGAAGAATTATTCACTTTACCTAACGTATAAAGAATCGGATTAAACTCTGTACTGGTCTTAGTGCTCTTCACTGTATACTTTGGAAGAAGTATGTCAGGCAACCTCCGGCGTCTTCCCCACAAGTCTTCTACATAACCTGTAACCTTTGCATCTTTCTCAGTCTTTTCAGTCCATTCCTTCACTTTTGGAAACTGCTTGTAAAAGTCATTGATAATCTGTTGTGCTTCTTCTACAGTTGAGTGTATCTGTTCTGCTATACTAGGAGCTCCTCTGCCATACATAATTCCTAGAAGAAGACTTTTGCAGTTACTACGTCTTTTCTTCCCTTCAGGGTTTGGGCTACCGTCTTGACGATGTTCCATGTTATCCCAGTAATCGTTCTTGTACACACCCGCGGCAATTGTTGCATACAGGTCTTTATTTTGTTTATATGCATCAATCATCATATCGTCATTAGAGTAAGCAGACAACAGGCGGGGTTCCTGCTGGCTAAAATCTGCGCCCACAAAAACGTCTCCGTCAGCTGCACGAAACATTAACCGAATCTCCTTTACATGAGACGGGATATTCTGAAGGTTTGGGTTACTAGAGCTAAATCTACCTGTACCCGCTCCGAGCTGATTGAAATGAGCGTGCAACCGATTATCCTTACTGTTTACACATTCCGGAATCTTATCTATATACGTTCCGATTAGTTTTTCAAGACCGCGTTTTTCAAGGATCAGATCGCATATTGGAAGATTGATTTTCTGAAGTATCTCTTCCCCTGTTCCTCTAGGAGATTTCTTGTCCTGTGCGGGTGTTCCTAATATATCATACAACAGAATTGCAAGCTGTGTTGGGCTATTTAACTGAGGAGGATTTTCTAACTGTTCATTCTTTGATTTCTTGTAAGTAAATTCCCCAGTCTTATTAGGCTTTGAATTACGCTCTTTATAGTTTGCTTCTTTTGTCAATCTCCATGCAGATATCTTATCAGAATACTTTGACAACTCCGCATCAATCTTAGCGTTCACTTCGTCTACTTTTTTGTGATACTTATTGCTAAGTCTTTTCGCGTATTCTTTGTCAATCTCAATACCATAAAGTTCCATTTCTGCGCACACAGGAACAACGGGCATTTCAACATTCATAAACAGATCAAATAACTTTTCATTTCCAGGCTTATTGAACTGTTCCTTTTGCCATTCATACAGTCTGTAAGTTATATAAGCATCTGTTGCTGCATACAATGCAAATATTTCTGGTTTAACATAAGCATACGGAATGCCTTGAAATAGATGTTCTATATCATACTTTTCTTGAGTACTATCAATATGAAGTATATATTGTTTCTTCAGTCCTGCAAGTTCATTCTCATCGAGTATTCGTGCAGCTATTTCAGTGTCCCAATAAATATTCAAAACACAGTTGCAAGTACACTTGATAACTTCGTAGTCAAACTTTCCGTTATGCATAAGAATCTTAGTATTGGAAAGTCGGTCAAACTGCTCTTTAATATCTGATTCTGTAAGCTGATTCTCAATAAGGATGTCTGTGTCAGGCTGTGTATGATGAACAGGAATATACGCACTAAGTTGACCCGGAGTATAGATACAGGCTCCCATAAGTAAACAAGTAAGGGGATCAAGACTATTATTTGTTTCTGTATCTATAGCAATTATTCCGTTACTGATAGCTTCGTCAATATACTGGGACAACTCATCTTTTGATGTAATTACCTTTGTATTAGAAGTATATCCTCCCAGAACTCTGTTTACTTCTTCATAAATAAGCTGCAACTTATCAAAGGTAGAAACTGTCTTTGACTTCATAGCCTTTCTAGTTTCTACCTTTGGGTCTTTAGGAGAACTGACCTTCTTTGCAACTTTCTTCACTTCCTTCTTTGCGGAAGGAACTTCAAATTCATCTCCCCACAGGGACATAAGTCAATCTCCTTATTGTTTAGTGTTAGTTACGAACAGGACGGCTGATTACTTGATTAGAAACAGGAGGGACATAATACGGATTTCCCGAAGTAGGAGTCTGGGGAACAAAATGCGGCGGCATACCTGTAGTAGTTTCAGGAGCAACAGGGGTTCCAGTTGTAGGAACAAACTGGGTAGGTACAGGCTGAGCTACGGGCGCAACCTGCGGCTGCGGGGTATACATCTGAGGACCTCCTACGGAATTACCCGAAGGAACAAACTGAGTTGCAGGAGGCGCATAATTGCCATTACCGTAAGAACGATTCTCCTTAGGCTCGTATTCAGGCATACGACCCGTATTAACAAAGGTCGTCAGGTCAGCAAAACTCTTATCAAGAACAATTGTTCCTGTTGCAGAATAATCCTGGAAAGCTCCCTCAGGAATAGGGTAATTCTGAGACGGATAAATCTGTTCCGGTGCAAACAGAATGTCATAACTAGTGTCTCGGCTTCCCGCTGCTCCATTACGATGAATTTTAAACAGATAATTCGACAGAGGACCGTACTCGTTAATCAGACTTTTAATACGAGTGGCATAGCTAAGTCCTCTAGCCCACACCTTAGGAACCGGAAGGATATTTCCGTTACTGTCTCGAGAATACTCAATAAGGTGAATAAACATAACATTCTGAGTATTGGCTCCAGACGCACAAAGTGGACAAGCTTCCATCGGATCCTTAGGATTACGGAGGCAGTTAACAGAACGGAACTTTCCGTTAATCGTCACCCCGTGCGTAGTAACAATGTCAAAAGATTTTACATCGTCATGCATGAAACGAACAAGTGCTTCGTCTCCGTCATTCTTGAGTGCAAAAGATTCAACATAATTGGAGTTGTTTGCAGACTGCATTTCAGTTGCTTCTTCAAAGGTTACACGTGCCATAATTTCATAATCTCCTTCATTTCATTTTCATTTCTTTAAGGTTTACTCTCTAACATCTATTATATTATAAAAATCCTGCAAAATCAACTTGTAAACGAATATTGAGAAATAAGTGGCAAATTTGCAATCTCTTCCGCTGACAAATCGTTGCAGTCTTTTCCTCTGGGTAATAGCATTATGTCCACAAATACGTCTTTCCGTATATTAGTTAGAAATCTATTTATTCCCTTGTCACCTGCGTTATCTCCGTCAAAGGCAAGAATATAATGTCTTATCGGGCACTTATTTAAAATATCATATTGTTCTTTGGCGCCTGTTCCAATAAGAGCTACAGCCGGATAACCTAACGTGTTAAGATACAATGCGTTCAGCTGGCTTTCACAAATGAATACGGTATCCTTACCCTCTTGTATCATAAAGTTTAGAAGGTATACAGGCTTTTTTACTCCCGGCGGAATGAAAAACTTCTTTCCCTTTACAGATCGTTTTGTTACAAACTTTAGTCTTCCCTTTTCATCCCAAACAGGAAACGTTATGCTATCTGTTTGAGGGTCATACCCTACCCTATATTTCAGTATAACTTCTTCAGAAAGTTTACGTTGAAACTGATACGGGTGAAAGTAAGCAAAGTTATTAAGGATTGACTCGTCGAGGAATTGCTCTTGTGATTTTTCAAGTTTTATTTCTGGCAATATAACTTGATGTTCAATAAAGATATTAGCATAACGTTGTATCAGCCAATCTTTACCGAATTCATCATCTTGACCAAAACAATGCCCGACCAATGAATATAGTGGAACACTTATACCACAAGCAAAACAATGTGTTATCCCTTTAACAGTATCCTTGTCATCATCTCTTGCAAATACGGTACAACTAGGGTGTTGCTCTTTCCCGTCTGAATGATAGGGGCACTGAATGAATACATTGTCTCCCTTATCAATTATCTTGTTTAGATATCGACCGTTTGTTTCTCTGTTAATGTCTCTCAGTATGTCATATACAGGAGCATCAATTATTTTGTTACCAATAATCAGTTCCAATTACAACACATCTTCTTCAAATTCTTTTGCTAATTCTTCTGAGCCTTCACCCGCCAAAGCATTTCCTTCTTCGGGCAAATATTCAAATACCCCTCGGTCAAAATTTGATGCATACCGAAGTTTTTGATTATTTACAGCGTCTCTTGCCTTTGACAGATTAAGTGTCAGAACATCATCTTTCTGCTCAAGGAATATTACAATCGTACTATCCTGTGAAATTCTATCTGACTGTGCAATGTGACTAACATCTACACCTGCGGAGGTATCATTTCGATTCTGCTGTGAAACAGCGATAATTGGTATCTTTTCCATTACCTGAAGATTCTTAAGGTCTCTAGAAATATTTGCTGCCTTCTCTACAGGATTTCTTGCCCTTCTATCATCTTCTAGCAAGGAGTGTTGGTCTACAAATAGTATATCCAACTTATCTTGTTCTATAAATGCCCTTAATGCAGTAACCCCTGCAGGCCCGTTGATGTCATTAGGTGTCAATACCTTAAAGGCAGTTGAAAACCTGTTACGCAACGAATCAATATGCCGCTTGTACTCGTTCTGTAGGTCTGCATTACCTCGAGTTATTCCATAATTGGAAATGTGCCCCGACAAGGTATCAAATCGATAGCCTACTTTATTTGTGGACATCTCGCCAGAATATACTCCTACCGTCAATCCCTGTTCTAGAGCTGCAACAGCACACTTGAGTAGAATCCAGGTCTTTCCCACACCCGGACGTGCCGAGATAGTGGCGAGCTCTTCATTTCTGTCCCAGCCACCAATCAATTTATCAAGCTCGTTAAACCCGGTTTTAACGTAGTACTTTTCAAAATCTCTGCAACGTTCAACATACGCATCATATCTTGAGGTGTCTACAAGAAGGTCAGTTGACTGGAAATGCTTTGCTTTAACAACAGATTCCTGGGCTGTTGTGTAAACAGACAAGGCCTCGTCTACTTTATTCTTCATCAGAAGGTCTCGTACCTTATTAAAGATTGTAGCCAGTAGACGTGTATTTCTATCTTTTACTAGTTCATCAATAAGATAGTTATTAGGTTCTTCAACCTTTAGTACATCAAAATCCGGAAATTTTGCAACAAATGTTGCTACATCGGGGATTCTGCCATAGTTATCAAAATGTTCCTTGATAAAATGAAATTCATCTAGGTAATCACTAAAATATTCATCATCGAGGTTATTGCTAATAAGAAGTGACGAGTCGTTATTTGCCAGCATCTTATTAAGAACTTGCGCCTGAATAATCAAACAGTCACCCCCAACGTACGTTTATCTTGACCATAGAAACGGATCTTTTCTGCCGTGTTAAATATACGGCTTGCAATACGTTCTCCTACAGTGTTTACAAGACCTTCATAGTCAAGATTTGACGTAAAGATGTTTGCTTTACCATCATTTATTCTGGTATCAATTATATTGAACAGAATTTCATGCTCATAAGACGTAGCAGTTTTTGTTGCAATATCATCAAAAACAACAATGTCGGCAGAGTTAACATATCTTTTAATGTGCTGAGCATATTCATTGACTTCAGATATGTTGTCTTTCATAGCAATAAGGTACTTTGGCACACTTACAAACAAGACTTTACAATCAAGATCACACTTATACCAGATATTCTGCAGATACGCTTGGCACAATCTTATCGCCCAAGTGGTTTTTCCGTTTCCTACATTTGTAGAGTATATGTATAGATTGTTTCCAGAATCTGCAAAGTACTTTACAACGTCTCCCTCAATGTTGCTCAAACGCTGAAAGGCTTGTAAATCAGTTCCGTCAGCATCAACATACAGCGGTATACGAGCTCGTTGTTTTTCTGTTATTAAAGATAGGTCATAGAGCTGTTGTAGCTTAAAGAGCTTGATACAGAAAACATCGTTTTCTCTGCATTCGCATTCTTTGTTGATATTTTGATACTTCTTACACGTATCTTTCATCCAACAATCATTGCTGGTAATCAAATAAAAATCACTTCCTCGCCTCCCGTATGTCTTTTGAAATCATACGTAGCACTTTGGTAATACCTTTGTTAGTTATACAGTATAAACGAGACATAACACAGCAAACACTCTCTAGAGGAATTTCATACTCTGAAGAAAATCTTTCAGCAAAAGATTCTCCAGGGTTATTGATTTCTTTTGCAACTCTTGCAGAATTTATGCTGTAACTCCCGTCCTTTACTTCAACAAGACTAGCGTCATGTAGAAGAGCGTCTGTAACAAATGCTGCAACGTATTCTTGGTTTTTGAAATAATTTTTTACTTGTTCCTTCCAAAAGATGGTTTCTGAAACCTCTTCCAATTCATCAGTTGTCAAAAGATTCAAGAAGGATTGTTCTTCGTCGTCATCACTGTCTTTTATTGTATTGTCAAGGCTCAAGGCAGTGCTAGAGGCCTTTCGTTTGTGTCGTTGACTTGCAACAAACAAGTTTATTACGTTCTGCTGAAATGTAATATTTATCGCTTTCTCCGGACCACGTTCATCTTTATAGATACTTTGCTCAGGATCTTCCCAGGGTTCTTGTTCTAGTACATGCAAGATGGAATCAATCAAACATTCGTAACAATCTTCTTCTGTCAAAATCTTTACAGCTTGTTTATTGTAAGTCTTTGTTAAAACGTGCCAAAAGTTCAGTATAATTGCACTTATGTAAAAATCCTGAAGTTCTTCAGAACCTTCTTTTTCTAGTTGCTTGTAAGATCTACAAAGTTGATTCCTGTTAATAGATTTCCAGTTTGGAATGTGCTTTGCGGATTCGACATACGCCTTTCTATATTCATCTAGCATCCTTTCACCTCATAACAACAATAGCAAATACAACCATGGAAGATGCATTTGCTATCATTTTAATATATTCAACTTGAAAATTCAACTGATCTTAAGCACATTCTTTATCTGCTTCATTTATTCTGTCGAGATAATCTTTGTACTCAGGAGCCCATTTTTGTAAAAACAGGCTTGCCAAAAGATCTCTTTACGTCGTTCAAAAATGCAACACGTAACTTTCTTTTAAGGTTTGTTGCATCCAGTACCACATCTTTTCCGTCCTTCAAGGCCTCGATACACATCTTACGATATTCTGCAAAAACCCTTGCAGGATCCGTCTGAATGTTCTCGTCACCAAAAAGTATTCCCCGAACCTTGTCAGAGCTGACTGTTACCAATTCCGCATTCCAGTTCTCAAGGTATTCTGTGTAAGTAGACTTTCCTGCTCCTGCAGGACCAACTAACATGATAAATTTCTGCAACTTACTTCTCCGTTTCTTCTGTGTGAGCTTTTCCTTCTTCAAATCCAGTATTATACCCGTGCTGATATACTTCCATAAGTCGATCTGTTTCTGCTTTTACACTAAACAAAGAGGAAATGATATAACCCAAAAGGTAGCCTACAAAGATAAGACATGCGTACAGCCACATAATGAAAATTTCTTCCTTTCTAGATTTTGAAGTTCGGGGGATCGCAATTATTTGCCATAAGAACTACTATAGCAAGTATAACAAGAACACCAACTATTTTTCCCATCAGTCCCACCCCATAAGTTGAAAGATTTCGTCAAGCGTGAAGCCCTGTTTATTTTCCTCGGGCAGAGTCTTCCGTTTTTCTTCTTCTGCTATCATATCATCAATTCTCTGCTGTTCCCAAAGATGCTTAGTGCGCATTGTTTCTGAGTATCCATTGTGCTCATCAGTTATCATGTATTCATGCCCTCTATACTCGTAGAAAAGGTGCACCGCATATTCGTTATCATCCAAGGTCTTTCCAAGGTACTTAGCATTCATGCTTAAATTCCTCCAGATTACTTAATGATTAAACAGGGTATTATGTAAGTTCATAGCAGCGTTGGCCATCTGGTTAATGTAGGCATCATGCTTCTTCTGGGCAACCAGCTCGTCTTGAACAACTCGTTTCACGGACTGGTATTTGTCTCCCTTTCTGCAAAACAGCTCAATGTCGTAAAAACCTTGAGTATACAGCCTGTTAGCAAGTTTGCGAGCAAGATCTTCCTCAACAAAGTATTCAATCTGAGCGGAAGAATTGTGGTTCAAACGATAGATCAACAGAAACTTTCTCGTATCCATGTTGTACCTCTCCAGACATACTGCCTACGTCGAATGTTTTATTACTTACATATACATTATAGTATATATGTAAACAGAATTCAACTGAATTGTAAAAACAGTAAGCTACAATATTCCCATACTGTAACTTACTGTAAATGAAACTATTCTAAATTAAAACTATTCTACAAAAACTTGTAGTCCGTATTCTTGTGCAATTTCATACTGAAATCTACACTCCTTTGATTCTTCCCACCCTTTACAAAAACAAACAATGTTACAACGGGCCATCTGCTCTAGAGACTTTGCTAAATCACACAAGGTTAAATTCATTATACCTCGTTCTTCCATTTTTTCAATTGTATACAACTCGTCGATAGGTTTGGTGTTTAAAACTGAACATTTAGCCCGTTCAACAATGGCAATCATACGATTTCTATCTTCAAGTATCTCTTCTTTAGTACGACCTGTAGTAGGCTGACAAATCATAACCCTTCGACCAAACATAATTTCACCCCCTATATACAAACATATTTATTTTGGTGTATAACAGTCATGAGTTTCCGTGGGAAGCACCCAACAAGACATGTTGACACATCTAAATAACACTTCATCAGAGATTGGGAAGGAAGTAGTTTGTTTAGTGTCACAGTATTTACAATTCTCGCAGCATTTCTCGTTAATGGTTACACTACCTCCTAGCCCTCTTCATAAGTTTTTATTAACAACTCTAGGTCTCTTTTACCTCTACTTAAGAGTTGTTTATCATCAGAAAGAAATTTTGAAATATACTTTAACTCATACAACGGTACCGATTTTACAGTTTGGGCGGCATCTATGCGTTGAATGATCTGATATATTTTTAAAGATTCGTCTGAAATCATCCCGTGAAATTCCGAATACAATTCTTCGATGAATTGATCTGCATCAATCAACCGGGCCATTCACTACAACCTCCATTATACTTCCAAACACATCGTTTACAAAGAGAATTATCATAACAGGTTTTCTTTTCAGAAAGAGAATCTTTCGTTAAGTTTTCAGAAACCTTGTGAACATCTAGTTCACAAAAAGTACCTTTCCAGTGGCAACAGCGAGTATTCGGAGCAGTACATATACTCCCACTAAAGTCACACACAACAGGCATCTTTATTATCACAAGTCATCAATGCACCGCAGTACGGACAAATGTCCGAGCAATACTCCTTAAGCATTGAACCAGTATTTTTCCACAGTGCTGTGTGACCACATTCGGAGCAAAAATGGCTCCCGTCCTCTGCGGGAATCCATACTCCATGATAGATAATAGAATAACTTCTGTCGTAAGTATCTTCAACAATAAAATTATTCTTCAGCCATTGTCTAACAAAAGGCAATGAATACGACCCATAACCTGTAATAAACTTCCCGGTGTTTGTGTCAAAATACACAATTTCGTAATAGTCAGTCCCAGAAATATCTCGAACAGTAACTTTTGCAAACGGGGTTCTAAACTTCTCGCATTGTTCCATGTAACCTATCCTCCTTAATTACTCTCTACCCACCCGTTAGAGTTAATTATTGCACGCATGTTGTCACGACCTACAGGGTTCATCGTATGGAGATGGAATGTATAGCCTGTGTCGGGTAGTTGCTGTCTCTCAAGCCACTTTAGCACCTCAATATAGTCTCCACCGTCAAAAGCATACTCTCCCGCATCGTGGTCGAGGTCAATGTGAATAGCATCTTGAGAACTCTGACGCTCATAGAGCATAATCGCCGTCTCAGCCTCTCGTACACTTCGCGCCCATAACCAGTCATTACCATCCTTAGGAGGATCTCGAAGGTCGTCTACCCAGAGATACATTCTTTGCTCCTCACTTTCTATTCGTTCATCAAATGTTTAACTTGTGCAGAGAGATAATATCGAGGCTGGCGCATTGACGGGCAATAGTATGACACAATTACACCCTTACGCTCAAGCCATCGAAGGGTGTCCCTTACTTCGGTGTGCGTTGCATAACTAAGTCTCGCAAAGATTTCAGTAAATGTTGGGTCAGCACCTGCGCGATCAATGATGCGAAGAGTGTCGCTAGTGATTGAACTCATTGTCTCTCCCCCAATTCTCTAACAATACGCTCTCGCAACTGCCTTGCCTCTTCCTTAGCCTGCTGCTCTGCACGGATACTCTGCTGACGAATGCTGTCAATAAATCTGTTCGTCTCGCGCACTTTATGAAGTGTTTCTTCGTGCTTTCTCTTATTACGTCGCCACAGACGATACTTCATTTGGTCGCCATAAGTTTTGAATCTAATATAGAACTTTTCCGTATTGTTATTATTTGTATAAATAAACCAAATGTTAAAATACTCACATTCTTGCCAATTTGAAGAAGAAACATTATAGAAAGCGAGAAATTGCTCAAAAGTAAGAGCAATATCATCTAAGTCTAGGTCGATCTTTCGGAAAAATCGAAAAAAGTCTCTAAAGATTTTTTCGTTCTCATCATCCTTATTCAATGCTGAGGAAATAATCCAAATCAAGAAACAAATTAACACTACTACAATGATACAAAGAACAACCATTATCTCTCCCTCACTTTCTATATATATTATATACTAAATTTAGAGAAAAATCAAAATTTAGCCTACTCGTCTCGCCATAATAAGTTCCAAACCATAGCCGTCAAGATCACTCACAATAACGCCTTCCGGAGAGGATGCATGAATAAACTTTCCATCGCCTATATATATTCCCGTATGGAAAATATTCCACTTACTATGCCCAAAGCACAAAATATCACCCGGCTCATAGTCTTCTACTTCTTCACCCTCAAGAGCTTGAAGTTGAGTGGTGCGTCCAATAGAGTATCCTGCATCTTTGTAGGCTTTCTGAACAAAACCACTACAATCAAATCCCTTATCAGTAGTTCCGCCCCACTTATAAGGAACACCAAGATAGGCTTCCGAGCTTTCTACAATAGATGTATTGCCTGAAGGTTCAGGAGTAGGTGTAGGTGTTGATGTAGCAGTCGGTTCACTAGGCTCGGTCTCCATCGGTTTATTGGACGGAGTGGCGACTGGAGTAACAGGCATGGGTGTTGCATCAATAGTAATTGTATACTCTTGCTTATGGTCAATAGACACATACTCACTTAACACATATCCGGTCTTTCCATTCCAGCCAATTTCATACCACTGACGGTAATTCCCGTACACACAAATCTCTGTCCCTACACTGAGCGTTGCATAGCTACTCGCATTATAACTCGGTCCACTGTACAATATTGTTTCGCTAGTCACATATCCATTAGGCTCATTAGTGGCTCGCGCAGTAGTAATCAAATACGATAACAGAACCGCAATCAGTAGCCCAATTACAAGCCATTTACACTTCTTGCTGCTCATTGGTTCCCTTCTACCTCGTCAAACAAGAACAAATTTCTTCTTCAGGCAACGCTTGCACTGGCAACGATGACCCACAAGAACTTCTCCGTCCATCTGATAATCATAGACCGGTTCAATTTCAACAAAATCGTGCCCGCCGCCAGAGATAGGACAGAGGAGATTTTCGAGCTCCTCAACACGATACTTCAGCCCAAGATACTCTTCTTTCTTAACAAACATTATATATTCTCCTTTATCTAAATCAAGTAGGTTTAAATGTTACGCTCAATTTCCGCAGAATGAAAGACCTGCCCATCAACATCTTCAGCTGTACGATAGGCTTTGTCCAGAGCATCGTAAGAGCCCCAATACCACCAGCCGTCGTCGCAATAACGAGCAACAACGTAGTTTTTATACTCAGTGGGAAGATTATTGATTTTCATTGTTAGTCTACTCCTTCAATAATGTCAATTGTAAAACTGAGCAACTTCCGAGTGGCTCTTTCTTGTTCTAGCTTGAAAAGAAAATCCGTAACAGAAATGTTATCAGGAATAGGAGTAGAGCTAATCTTAACTGACCCGTCAGTATAGGTCTTGGTTACCAGAAGAACGTTCATGCAAACAAGCCCTCCTCTTCATCGGCAAGACGATACCTAGAATAAACGTCAATCAGCCCATTGGTTCGAGCGATGACGCAAGAATCAATGATGTCGCCGCGACCGTTTTTCGTCATACGACCTTCTGCTTTGTCGCAGGAGATGACCAGGGACTCCGAAGGGTTTTCAACTTTCAGAAGACGAAGTTTCATATCAGGTAACCTTCCTTTCTTTTCTACACTTCAATTATATTATAAAAACTTAATATAATCAACTAGTATACATAGTAAAAGGACGATATAATTATCGTCCTACAAATATGCGGGTTTTCGCCACACACAGCGACGGCATTTGCCGTAGCATTGTTTATGC